ATTTGGTCTGGATATTCTTTTACATAATCAGATAATCTGTAACTATCAAATTTATAATAAGTAGCATCTGTTGAGTTGCAACTACCAAAGCCAACTAAAGCACCATCTTGTTCTGTGCCGTCAAGTTTACTACTATTACCAGCATCCATCGTGTTTGGTGTGAAACTATGTGTGTATTCATATGGACCATTCTTAAAATGTGATACTACAAATCCACCTTCGTGTAGAACAAATTCTCTACCACATAATGTTGTAGTCAATATAACATTGATAAGAACACCGCCTGATTGGCGTGTCTTTGTTGTTGCTGTTTGTCCGTCTTCTGATAGTTCTGTAGTTGGTGTCAAACACTCTAAATTACCAGTGTCTAAACCTTCTAAGTCAGGTCTATTTGTATCGCATAATGTGATTTTACTACCATCTAGTGTTGTAGTTGTAGTTTCTATTTCTTGGTATATTCCATCAGGCCAGTAAAATGTAAGACTAATCTCATCAACTGTTTTGTCAATATCTGGAAAAGTCTGCGTTGTATAAAAATATGGTGTTGACTCATCTGATTCTTTCATCGGAGCACCTTTGCCAGTAACTACAGTTGAGCCTGTGGCTGGTGGTGCTGTAACTACTGATTCTATTTTTACATTATCAGTATCTACTTCAACATGAGTTGGTGGGGGATTCCATTGGGTATATTTCAAACCAGAACCATCTGCTGGGCCTACACCACCAGTTCCTCCTGTCCCGCCGGTTCCCCCAGTGCCTCCATCTCCACCTTCACCACCAGCACCACCGTCATAAGTAGCACCCGCTTCGTTGAGCAGTTCATTGAAGGACTTTGCTTCCCATCGTCCCGCATCTGCGTTCCAATAGAGAACATTGTTAACGCCTTTACCGGCTTCAACATCGCCTAAGTCGTTTAATAATGTGTCGTTAGTTGTGTCGCCAATAGCATCGATTTCCATCGGTGCATCTTCGAATCCTAGAAAAGGATTTGTTAGTTCTAATGTTGCTGTTTTTTTGTTTGTTGTTGTGCCATCACCAAGTGTCATTTCGAATTTAACATCTTTATGATTAGCAACTCTAGTTGATGGGTCTATAACAAATGCGTCATTGATGAGAACACGTTTTAGATGACCAGTTGAATTAACACTAGCACCTGTGCCTTCTCTGTCAGCAACATTGTTAACATTTGCTCTTAAAGTTGCAGGACCTTGAATAGGACCTTCAGAGATGGCTATCTTAACACTTTGAACAACTACTTCAGCATCAAGGTCACTTGGCTTTTGTCCGTTGTCGAATTGAGTATTTGACATCCCAACGTGTCCGTAGATAATTGGAATGATATTCTTAGGCACTTGATAACCCATATCAATACCATCAGCAATCTTTAATGCGTTTTCTTCCGATGTTTTTTTGGAGACAACAGATAGTAAACTACTGATACCGAAAGTGTCCGCAAATTGACCTATTTTAGATTTCTGAATTTGTTGTGCAAGTGTTGTCTTAATAAACCCTGCTAAATCCTTACCTTCCCAACTCTCATTAAACATATTTTATATTTCCATTTTTCTAGCACTTGGTCTATCTAGTCTTTCAGAGCCAAGGCTGGGGGTTAAAGTAAATGAAATTGTTGATGGATTTAATTCATCAACTGACTTGACATAGAATACCTGAGGAATAATTAATGTTGATACATTATAGAAAAAACGCTGTCTTCTTATACGAAGGCCACGATAGTCCATAAGACCAAATCCTGTTGTTGCTGATGACCAGTCTGATATATCCCATAAACTATCGGCTGCTACCTTAAGTGATGGCTCAGGAACACTACCTGTTAAATCACAACTAACACCTGATATTTGAAAGTCTAGTCTATGAAATGTATGTGAAGAACCATCAATCCAAGTTGCTTCAACTGGAACATATGCACCTGATGGTTGATTGTGTTCTGTTGAAACATAAACACTTGTTGAACCACCAATTGAAGTAAAGTCAAATTCTAAACATTGAATAGTGCCTTCAGTAACAAGTTTTTGTGATTGTATAGTAGGAGTTGTCATTCGCCAAACACCTCAATCATACTCGCGGTGACTGTTCTTAATTCGTTACTTGTCATACTAACTTCATATGATTCCAGATAATATGTGCCATTATAATCTAGTAACATATTATAAGGAATTGATATGGCTTCGCCATCATAGTTTCTATCTTCATAAAATCTAAGTAAAGCAGTAGAGTCAGACTGGCTTAAATGTTCTATAACTACACTTAGTTTTCTTCTGCCGGCATATGGTCCCCAAGAACTTCTCTGAATATATCCATCGCCAAATTCAACTAACCTGTGTCTTGGCTCTGATGAGAAACTTGTTTGTAAACTTAATTTTGTTAATAAATCTACAGATGACCTGTAAAGTTCATTTGCGTGTGATGGATTTGGAAATGTTTGTGCCATTAGATAAGTCCTCCATAGCCTTGATTCTGTCGTAATAATTTAGTAGCAACTTGCATTGATATACCTTCAATGTACTGCTTCATTGCTTTACCTTGCATCTGACCATTGCCATCTACATCAACATTACTGATGTGAAAATTGATATTGGCATTTGCTGTAGAGGCGCCTATCTTTGACATAGATGAAGATGCACCAGAACCACCAACTTGTGATAGTGCTGATTTGAATGGTGTTATTCTTGCTGGTCCTGTAATAAGTTCTGGTCCTTCTTCACCAACAATACCAAGTTTACCAGATGGTAGAATACCACCATCAGCAAAGAACCCACTAAACTTGTCGCTAATAAATTCACCTGCGGATGATATACCACCTGTAACTTTACCTTTAACACCTGCGCCAAATTCTCTAACCTTGGTTAAGCCTGCTGAAATAGAATCAATCATTCCGCTAATCTTATCAACAACTATTGCAATGATATCAATAACTTTTTGAATTGCTGGAACAACTGTTTCTGTCATTGTAGTTCCAATTGTTTCAAAGATTGTTGACATTGCTGGACCAATCGTGTCTACTAATGGAGCCATTGCTTCTGCTACCTTGACGATAATATCGAAAGCAACTGATAATGCTGGTGATAGAATGTTTGTCCAAATAGAACCAATCAATTCAAAGATTGGTGCGGCTTTGTCCATATTCTCCATCAATAGTATAACGCCATCCATCACTAGTGTAAGTGCGTTACCTAATCCTTCACCTAATGATAATGCTAAGTCTTCATTCTTGGCTAAGAAATCTGTAAATGTTCCTGCTACATTCTTAATAGCATCACTAAGTCCACCTTCACCGACTTTAATTAATAAGCCTTCGAATGTGTCTTTTAGAGTTGAAACTTTTGTGTTAAGACTGTCTGATGCTCGTTCCATACCACCACCGAAACGTTCATTGAAACCATCTGCAAGGGCTGCCTGCATTTCAAGTGCGCCTTCGGCTGTTTGACCGAACTTAGACACTTCCATTCTTGTGATTCCGAGTTTCTCTGACAGAATGTCATAAACAGGAATACCTTTATCTGCAAGTTGGTCTAATTCTTCAACACCCATACCACCAGCAACTGTCCTTGAGAACAAGTTAGTTACTGATTCAAGTGCCGCAACTTTATCACTTGATACTGCCGCAACATCACCAAGCATTGTCATCATTTCTACACTTGGGTCTAAACCAGCAGACTTAAGTTTCATAAATGTTTCAGCAACTTTTTCTACTTCAAATGGGGTTTTCTCTGTGAAACTTCTGATAAACTTGAAAGCATCATCGGCTTCTGTTGCTGAACCTGTTACAGTTTCTAGTGCAATCTTTAAGTCTTCTGCTTTTGAACTCGCATCAAATACAGATTTAGTAAACGCACCTAAACCACCAACAGTAATTGCACCTGCTAGTAGTCCTTTCATCTTGCTGAATGAGCCAGATGTTTTCTTAATACTCTTGTCTACTTTGTCGAATTGTTTATCTAGTTTTCCGACCTTCTTATTAAGAGGACCGAGAGAAGTTTTCATTCCATCTAAAACTTTAGATGCTTTGTCGAGGGCTCTAATCTCAATTTCAATTTTAGCGTTTGCCATGCCTTTTGCTCCTCTTATCTTTTAACTTTAGATATTCACCCCAACCAACAAACTCGGATGCTGACATTTCCATAATCTCATCTACGGTCTTATGTAAATGTTCTGCTAACTGATACAAGAAGTATACGTCAGCATCCTTGTTTAGTTTCCCGCTATTTCTTCCGCTTCTGGTTCAGAATTAAGAATATGCGTAGCAACTCTCGTTACAACATCGGGGTCAACATTATTCATCAAGTCAAATTTGTCTGCTGGTGCAAACATCCTTGACTTGTCTTCATTTAACGCTCTACTCATTAACACCATTGCCAATGCTTCAGCAATTTTGTTATCTCTGTATAGCGCCACAACTTCTTCCGTTTGCTTTAAGTTAGCGGATGATTTGAAATAGATTTTAGTGTTATCCCATTCAGGCACTTCTATCCATTCTAGTTTATCTGTTAACTTCGTCTTAAAATGCGTTTTTGCATTGTTAATTACACTCATTGTAGGCTCCTGTGTGTTATTATGATATTACTAGTTCACCTGAACCAGTTAAGTCTAGTGACATCGTAACTAGGTCTGCAACTGATACATCTACTGCTGTTGATGTAATAACTGCTGAACCAGTGTAAGTATTACCTGATGTGCCGTCAGTTAAAACAACTGCAACTGCTGAACCATCGATGTAACCACCAATTGTCTGTGTATCTGAGAAATAGATTTCTACTGTTCCTGTCCACGATTGTAGAGAACCTTCGAATGTCTTCCATCCTGCTGTTCCCATAGATGTTGTTTCTAAAGTATCTGTTTCGATTGAAACATTCCACGATTGAACAACGCCCGTTACGGCACTTCCGTCTAAACTTACAGTGCCATCTTTACCTTTTAATATTGCCATAATATGTCTCCATTGTTATATTATTATTTGTCTAAATCACCTTTCGGGTGAATATACTCAATTCGCACTACCATTTGAATAGCACCTAACGGAAATATAACACCCTCATCAGTGTTAATCTCAGTCACCATCGTATCCGC